TTGGTGTGCTCATCCAGAAAAGCCCTGGCCTTGTCCCAGACCTCGGCGCGCTTCTGACGCATTTCAAGAATCTTGCTCATGTTGTACCTCCAAAATTATCGGTCGTTGGGTTTGATCAGATCCAGCCGCCTGCGCAGCTGATCTGCGGGAATGCCGGGGTTTTCGTGTGTCTGAACCTTCTGGGATGTCTGTTTCTGATAATCAGCAACGGACAATTTCGAGACATTCTTGTCTTCCGCAGCAGACTTTTGTGCTGCATCGCCTTGTTTGAGCGGGTTATGCCGCTCCAGCCAGAGCCGCACCTTTGCTTCCGCATCCTTCCGATTGACGGTATGCACCGCAGTGGAGTCCGCTGGATATGTCTGCGGATCGGCCACACCGTCGATAAAACCCTGCGCCAGTGCCGCACCCACGTCCATCCAGGTGGTGGCGGTCATCATCGCCGCCAGCGTACCGCGATCAATGGGGCTGCGCCGGGAATAGATGTTGAGGATACTCTCCTTGCAGGCCTTCAGCAGCGCGATGGCTTCGCCGAAGTCCCGCTCGTTGCCCCAGGCGACAGTGGAAGGGTCATGGATCATATACAGACTGCCCGGCGTCATCTCCAGCGTGTCCGCCGCAGCGGAAAGCACCGTCGCAGCGGACGCCGCCGTGCCCGAGATCACCAGATGCACCTTGCCCGGATAGGCGCGGATGTCGTCGTGCATCCGAACGGCGGCGTTGCACGAGCCGCCATAGCTGTTCAGGATGATGCGCACATCGTCGGAGAACTCGCTGTTCTCACCGTAGAGCGCGTCGTGCAGCATGGACGGCGTGATCTCGTCGCCGTACCAGACTTCTTCGTCGATGTAGCCGTTCAGGTTAATCGTTCTCAAGTTTGTTCACCTCCGTTTCCTGTGCCCAGACGATTCCCGCGAGAACAAAAAAGACGCACGGTACCGCGACGCTATTTCCGTACGCCATGAACTCTGCGGAATCCGTATGGGGATTTTGCAGCCAGCGGATGATCTGCCGGCGTGTTTTGGGTTTCGTTTTTCCGCCCATGGCCGTGCGCCATTCCTCGAAGATTGCTTCCCAGCGATCTGCTTCCTTATTGGATGGTGCGGGACTTTCAAGGTTCTCGCACCAGCCGTCCGGGTAGCCCTGCAGCCGGCAGCACTCGCCGGGCGTAAGCCTGCGCACCAGATATGCCGCGGGGGCGGCAACGGCGCCTGGCCCCTCCGCCACCAGCGTGGGCGCTTTTTCTTCGCCGACGTTCATGTTGTACTGCGCGTTCTGACCGGCAGAAAAACAGGCGCGATCCAGCGCGTAGACCGGCTCGTCCCTGCCCACCACAGGCGGATCCTTGTAGTCCCGCGCCATGAGCGGCGGGGATTTCTCCTCGTCCAGCTGGGTGAAAGAACCCGTGGTCATGGCGTATACGGCGTGGCGGTCCACCGTATCCAGCGTAAACGCTACTTCGCGATTGATGCCGTCGCCTTGCGGGCCGTTCTGCTCTTTGCGCCCGATCATGGAGCCCTGAATGCAATAGCAGGGCTTTTCTGTCGGTGCAACAACGAGCATCCCGCCCTGATTGCACGCCGGCGAGCCACCGCTGCAGTCCAGCGTCCGGCTGGTATCCGCTTCGTAGATACCTGCATGCGGATTCTCCGACAGCATGGCGTGACTCTGGTCAGATGAAATGCCGAATACCAGCGGAACCTGATTCCCGCCCGTGCCCATGCGTGAACACAGCGTCTGACAGATGTCTTCTTCTTTCAGCCGAATGCGGCTGTCAGTAGGATTGAAGTCAATCGCCACACCGGGAACAACGCCCGCGCGGAGCGTGGGCGCACGCTCATCCTCATAGCCGACGCCACGGCTGTCCGCGCTGTGTTCCGTGCAGAAGCCTCCGGCGCCTACGCGTTCGCCTGCCGTTCCAGCGCTGTTTTCAGCACCTGAGGCAGTTCCTTTCCGCGCTTTTCCGCCCGGCGGATTATACCCTGACACGCCTTCGGACTCAAAGAGAACCTTTCCGGCACATTGTCCATCAAGATCGAGGACAGCAAATATTCGTTTCCGTCTTTGTGCGACGCCCCAACCCTGCGCGGCGTCGAGGATGCGCCAGGCGAGAGAATAACCGTCGCCCAGGATCTCGCCCGCGTGCAGCCAGCGTCCGCTTTCCGGCAGAGGAACATCTGCCGCGGGGTCTTTGATGCGGACGAGACTTTCGAGGACGCGGCAGAAATCCTGCCCATGCTGAGAGGACAGGGCGCCCGGCACGTTTTCCCACACCGCCCATCTTGGATATTTTCCATTCGTACTTTTCCTCATTTCAGTAATAACGCGCACGGCTTCATAGAAAAGCCCCGAACGGCTGCCTCCCAGCCCGGAACGCTTTCCCGCGATGGAAAGATCCTGACAGGGCGAGCCGAAGGTAATAATATCTACCGGCTCCAGATCAGCACCGTTCAGCCCGTGCACGTCTCCGTAGTGTTTCATTTCGGGCAGCCGTTTTTCCGTCACGCGAACGGGAAACGGCTCAATCTCCGAAGCCCAGACGGGTACGATTCCCGCCATTTTTCCGGCTAATGGAAATCCGCCGATGCCATCAAAAAGGCTGCCCAGTGTAAGTTTCTTATGCTCCAGACTGCTCGCCTCCGTTCTGCGCTGCCTGTGCGATTCGAACCATGTTTCCGTTTACCAGATACTCGTTTCCGCCGTCCGCATCGGGGATGGGGTTCATATTCTCCAGTTCCCGGATGTCGTTTGCGCTCATCCAGCCGTTCTGCCGCCCAATGGCATAGCCTTCCATGCGGGATTTGTAATCGCCCCGCATGAGACCGTCCATGTTGAAACGGACATAAAAAATGCCCTTCTCCTTGTCGGAAAAGAGCGCGCGGTTCATGGCCTGTTCCAGTCGAACGACCCAGGGGCGAATGGTGTGTACGGCAAACGAAATGGACTGATGCTCGATGTTCGAAAACGTCGCGTGCTCCAGATCACCCACCATATGCGGCGGCACACGATAAATGCGACAGATCTCCGATACCTGAAACTTGCGCGTTTCCAGAAACTGCGCCTCCGAATTTGGCATGGAGATGGGTGTATAGGACATGTTCTCTTCCAGCACAGCCACGCGTCCGGAATTGTTCGAACCGCCGTAAGCGGCGTTCCAGCTGTCCCGCAGCTTCTTCGGATCCTTCACCGTATTGGGATGGGTCAGGATACCGCTGGGGCGCGCACCGTTGGAGAAAAACTTGCTTCCGTACTCTTCGGCCGCCAGCCCCAGACCGATGGCGTTCTTTTCGAGGGCGATGGGACTGTAACCCATAATCCCATCAAAGCCCAGCCCCGGAATGTGCAGCACGTCTTCCGGGCGCAGCTTCACCGTCTGTCCGCTGTTCGCAGAGTAGGTATAGGTCAGCGTGCCCGCGCTGTCCCTGTCTACCTCCATGCGATCCGGCAGCAGCGGATACAAACCGAGGATCTGGCTCCGGCCGCTGCGAATGATCTGGCAGTAGGCGTTGCCCCAGAGCAGCAGATGCGCAAGCATCGTTTCTCGCCAGACGAAAGATGTCATCTCGCTGTTGGGCTCGTCGTGGAGGATACGGTACAGCGGGTGCTCAGGGGCTCTGACGCTGCCCTGAGAGCCATTCCGTTTGTCTCCATTCGCACCGTCGTCACCGCCCTGATTCTGATACACATGCAGCGGCAGGCTGGCGATGGTTTCCGCAATCACCCGCACGCAGGCGTAGACCGTGCTCATCTGAATGGCGGTGCTCGCCGTGACCGATTTGCCCGCCGCGCTGGAGCCAAAATAGAACGTGGGTGCGGAGCTGACCGAATCCGTCGCGCCGGGCTTGTCCCGGGCGCGGAAGAAACGGGAGAATGGATTTTTCATGGGGCGACCTCCTGTAAATCTTTGATGAAAGCGTAATGGATTTTACGTATCTTTTTCCTATGAAGAAGCGCCGCTCTGTGCTATAATTAAAGCAAGTCCTGAAAAGTGAATTTTCTGCCAGAGGAGGCGTATCCAGTATGAAAAGATGGTTTTCCCTGAGCCTTGCGCTGCTCATGCTCTTCTGCTTCAGCGCGGCATACGCGCAGTCCGAACAGTTTTCGTGGCCTGCGTATGAAAGCATCGTCAATATGCCGGCTTCCGCCATCACGTCCATTCAGTTTTCCTTCTCCACGGAGGGCGGCGTGCAGGAAGCGACCATAACCGATGCAAAAACCATCGAGGGCGTCTGTGCGCTGATTCAGGTGCTTTCCATCACTGGAGAAAGCGATATGGGCGTTCTGGATGACGGTCTGACCGTCGCGGTCAACACCGCGGACGGGACGCAGACGCTGAATTTCGAGGGCAGCATTGCGGTTCTGTCGGATGGAACGCGGTACGAGGTGGAAAACCTGAACCTGCTGAAGGGCTATCTTCAGACGCTCATGGAAAAGCAGGGCGATGCGGCGCTGATGGAGTCCGCTTCGGAGAGCGCTTCGACCGCTGAATATGAGACCTACGAGCAGCCGGACGGCTATTTCACAATGCAGATCCCCAAGGGCTGGGCGGTTCAGACCGGCGGCGACTTTATCAGCTACATCATCGACGTGTACGACCCGGCGCAGCTGCAGCGGGAAATCTACATCCAGCTTTGCGGAACCGGCTTTCAGTCGGCCGAAGGCGCCGCGCTGGCGCAGAATTACAATGCCAGCGGCGAAACGCTCTTTGTGATGCCCGAAGCGACCACGCTGAGCTATTTCGAGGGCTGGTATCAGGGACTCGGCGGCTCGTTCCAGCTTATTGAAACGCTCGGCGGGGAAGCAGACAACGCGCTCCTCTATGGTGAAGCGACGCTGCCGAACGGAACGCAGACGGAGGGTGTATACTCCGCCGCCGTTTCCTCACTGGAGTACAACTACGGTATCAATCTGTCCATGACGATGGGGCAGAACGTCCGCGCGCTCACCGCCGCGCCGGGAGATCTGGACGCATGGCTGCCCACGCTGAGCGTCTGCGCCGATTCCATTCAGTTTTCGGAGCTGTTCCAGAACAAACGCGCGGAGAATTGGAGCCAGGTGCTCGGCACAAGCGCATCGCTTTCCGCCTCGTGGAACGCCATGACGGATCAGATGATGGCACTGTGGGAAGCGCGCATCCGTCAATGACGGCGATTACAGTCCTTTCCCGGTTTTTCGATCATGGCAGTCCTTGCAAAGGGGCTGCCAATTTTGTTTATTCCAGAAAAGCTCGCGGTCGCCGCGATGGGGAACAATATGATCGACCACGGTCGCAGGAGTCAGCACACCGGTTTTCAGACATTCGGCGCACAGCGGATGCCGGGTCAGGAACGCCTTCCGCGCCTTTCTCCAGTGTGCGTCATAACCCCGGGTAGCCGCGCCGCCGCGAATGGCGTCATGGCTCCATTTTTTTCGGTGCTCCTCGCAGTAAATCCCCTTCTCGCAGAGATTGGGGCAGCCGGGATAGCGGCAGGGGCGTTTGGGGGTTCTCGGCATATTACTCACCTCATAGCAGCAATAAGCCGCGGTCGTCGTACACGGAATCACCGCCGTTCTGGTTTTTCATCGCCCGATCCAGCGCCATGACCAGCGCTACCGCGCCGTCGATCTTCTCCGTGGATTTTTCCTTATCCAGTTTCAGATTGCCGGCAGGATCGGTACGTACATATGCGTTATCAAAATTCCAGCGCAGCACGGGGTGCCCGCCATGATTGAGCCGGTGTTCCAGCACGATTCGCATCAGTTCCTTCGTCGGAGGCGACATGTCCCGGAAGCCCTGTCCAAAGGGGATCATCGTAAAACCGTCATCCTCTAATGCCTGTACCATCATCGTGGCATTCCAGCGGTCATAGGCGATTTCCCGGATGTTATAACGCTCGCCCAGCTCGCAGATAAATTTCTCGATGGCGCCGTAGTGAACGACATTGCCTTCGGTCGTCTGGATGAAGCCCTGCCGTTCCCACTGGTCGTACATCACATGATCCCGCCGAACGCGCAATGCAAGTGTGTCCGCGGGCAGCCAGAAAAAGGGCAGCACCATATAGGATTCGTTTTCATCCCGCGGCGGAAAAACCAGCACCAGCGTCGTCAGGTCGGATGTGGAAGACAGATCCAGCCCGGCGTAGCAGGCGCGCCCTTCCAGCTGATACGGGTCGACAACGCCGCCGCATTCATCCCATTTGTCCATGGGCATCCAGCGGATGCTCTGTTTGACCCACTGATTCAATCTCAACTGACGGAACATGTTCTCATCCGCAGGCGTTTCCAGCGCCTTATGATAAGCATCCCTCACTTTATCGATGGTGATCGTATAGCCCAGCGACGGATTGCACTTGTACCAGTTCTGTTCGTCCTGCCAGTCCGCATCGTCGGGAAGCCCATAGACTACAGGGTAAAAGCGCGGATCGTGCTTGCGTCCTTCCAGAATATCCAGAGCCTTCTGGTGTACCTCCCAACAGACGGAGTTGCGGTCGGTACCAGCCGTGGTAAGGAAAAACCACAAGGGCTGCCTGCGGGCGTCGCCGCTGCCCTGAGTCATTA